CTGAGATGACCGAGACCGCTAAAGCCGAAAAGACCAAGCGCCTTGACGGCATGAAGATGGCTAAGGCTGTAGAGCTGCTGACTAAGGGCAATGCTGCGAGCCCGCAGAACATGGCTAAGCTGCTGGAAGGCAGCATCGTAGTCAAAGACGATGAAAGCCTCGCCTATACCGGCAGTGACGGCAAAGAAATTAGCCTGGAAGATGGTGTTAATGGCTGGCTGAAGGAGAACAGCTGGGCAGTTAAGGCCAACGGTGCAGGCGGTGGTGGCAGCATTGGCGGTGGTGGCGGCTCTGATGATCCGTTCCTCAGTGGCTTTAATTCTTAATGACGAAAGAGAGGATTTTTTATTATGACTATTAACTACGCAGACAAATATAGCGCAAAAATTGATGAGCGCTTCAAGACCGGTGCGTTGACTGCTCCGGCAATCAATGACGATTATGATTTCACCGGTGTGCAGACCGTAAAGGTTTACTCTATCCCTACTGCAGGCATGAATGACTACACTTCTACCGGTGCAAACCGTTATGGCACTCCGGCAGAGCTGGAGGATTCCGTACAGGAGCTGACCTTGACCAAGGACCGTTCCTTCACCTTCACCATCGACAAGAGCAACTATCAGGATACCGGTATGCTGAAAGAAGCCGGTGCAGCATTGCAGCGTCAGATTGACGAGGTAATTATTCCGGAGCTGGATATTTATCGTCTTGCAAAAATCGCTGCAGGCGCAAAGAACAGCGCAACCGCTGCAGTTACCAAGGCCAACGCTTACAGCGCCTTCCTCGACGGCACCGAGAAGCTGACCGACGAAAAAGCGCCTTTAGGTAACCGTATTGCTTATGTGGCTGCGTCTTACTTCAAGCTGCTGAAGCAGGATGAATCTTTCATCAAGGCTTCTGATCTGGCACAAAACATGCTGGTAAAAGGTCAGGTTGGTATGGTAGACGGCATTCCTATTATCGTGGTGCCTGCATCCTACATGCCGGCGAAAACCGCGTTTATCATCACCAATCCTATCGCCTGCTGTGCTCCTGTTAAGCTGGCAGATTATAAGATTCATGATAACCCTCCCGGTATCAACGGCTGGTTGGTTGAAGGCCGTGTGCGCTATGACGCATTCGTGCTGGACAACAAAAAAGGTGCTATCTACGTACATAAGACTGCTGCTGAATAATGAAAAGCGTAGAGATTACGCGCGAATTTGATAAGCTGGTGCGTGCTTTTGAAGCCGCACCGGACCAAACGCGCGACATGGTACGCAGACAGGTGAAGATGGCCGTCAGAGATGTCAGGGAATATGCGCGCGATCATCATCGTTTCATTACAAGAAGCGGTATGACTGAAAAAAGCATTATGAGCCTGGCTAAAGACAACCAGGGTACAGTTATGCTTACAAACAATATAGCGCGATGGCAGCATGAAGGTACTAAGCCGTATGTGATTGTGCCACGCAGTAAAAAGGTGCTGCGCTTTGCCATAAACAAGGAATTTGTCTTCAGCAAGCGCGTGCGTCACCCCGGCATAAAGGCTGACCCATTTCTTTATACAGCAGCTAATGTTATGCAGCCTGTTATTGTCAGCAGATTTGCCAAGGCTTTAGACAGTCTGCTGGGAGGTTTATAATGGATTACATTGATTTTGCAGATATACAGGACGCGGTGCTGGATTGCCAATATGAGGATATTGTCTATGGCAATGAAATCATAAACAGCCTGGACCTTACATAGTCAAGCGCTTGGGCGTTGTAGCTGCCTGCTATAACAGATGCCTGCTGCAGACCGGCACAGACCCTACGACAGTATTCAACGGCGCTGGCGGTGTAGAAAACAGCGACATATACGCACAGAAGCTGAAGCTGTACAAGGCTGAGATGGAACGCCTTATGGCAAGTATTACAGCTGCTGATTTCGGCGTTAACGGAGGGCAGGGGAGAGCAAGTATCCCGCTGTATCGCTCATGAGCAGACGTACCGAGATTACAGATGTTATCATGGGACTTTTGCGGGACCAGATGCCGGAAGTCCATTGGAGCAGCCTTGTTACCGGTGCCAGCCGTGGCAACAAGCTGGAAGGCACTGTGAGCTGTGACCGTATCACCTATGTGGAGATGACTAAGAGCGGGCGCAAGGGCGTACTGACATACAGCATCTACCTGCTGGATACGGCCAGTGTTGAAGGCGTTGATGCCTTGGCTGATAAGCTGGATGCCTTGCTGACGCATTACCACGATTTAGGAGGCTGGTGTATTGACAGCCAGGTTAAAGAAATCGTTTTCGGCGTGGCGCAGGGCAAATCTGATGCAGGCATGGCGCTGATTACCTATGAAGTTTATTTTGATTGTTAGGAGGAACAGATATGAGTGAATATACTTTCCCGACCCGCACAGATGCTACTAGCACTGCGACTGCGGGCAAAGATTATTTGATTTACCTGAATACCGGCGCTACTGAGGCAGCACCGACCTGGACTCTTTTGGGCGGCCAGCGCAGCGGTGATTTGAACCGTGAGGCTGATGAGATTGATGCTTCCCATAAGACTTCCGGTGGCTGGAAATCCACCCTGCCCGGTTTGCGCAGCTGGTCTATTGACTTGGAAACCGTTTACCTTGCAGGTGACACCGGTGCTAAATTCCTGGAGGCTGCTTTCTTGGCAGGCAAGCAGGTGCATGTTAAATTTGAATATCCGGACAAGAGCTTTGTTACCGGTTGGGGTTCTATTACCGAGTGTTCTCTGAGTACTCCGCATGATGATGTTGCTACTCTCAAAGGCACCATCAGCGGTGACGGACCTCTTAGCGAACAGACCAAGGGGTAAGGCAAACACAAAAAAGGCTGGCGTAAGGCTGGCCTTTTCTTATATGGAGGATAACGAATGAAAAAGATTGATATTAAGGCTTTTGGTGAAGGTCAGCAGATTTGGTTTAACATCGGACGTCTGCGCCGTGTAGAGGAAATGCTGAAATGTCCTATCGGTGAAGTGCTTCAGGAGGCTGACAAGCTGAGCCTGAAGAACCTGCTGGTACTGCTGAGCGTAGGCATGAGCCAGAACGGCAATAAGTCTGAACAGTATTATGCTGAAAAGATTGACGAGGCCATGGAAAACGGTTACAGCATTGCCGATATCCAGCTGCCTGTAGTGAAGGCTGTGGCTGCTAGCGGCATTTTAGGCGTGGGCGCTTATTATCAGCTGTTCCCGGACGAACTGACCGATGAGCAGAAGGCTGATATTGAATACGAAAAAAACTAATTAGCGAGGGCGGTGGCTGCGTATCTATGCGGACATGGTACAATGCAGCCAAAACCCTTGCTTTTGGTGAATTAAGGCTCAAGCCTTGGGAGCTGGATAAGCTTTCGGTGTTTGAATTTAATGATATGGTCGATGCATGTAATGAAATAAGAATGGCCAAGCGTTGGGAAACGGCCTACTGGGTGGCCAACATCATTTCCCCGCATCTCCGCAAGCCTGCCAAAGCAGGTACACTGATGCGGCCGTTCTTGAAGCAGAAGACCAAAGAAGAGCAGGCAAGGGAGCGGGAACGCTTCTATGCTGACTTTGAACGTCAGAGGAAGGAGGCAGGCAATGGCAGATAAACAAATATCCGTCAAGATTACAGCGGATAGCAAACAGGCAGAGCAAGGCTTTAACAGAACTGCAGTAGCAGTAGAAGCTACCGGTGAAGCTGCCGACAGAATGTCCGCAAAAATGAGCAAATCGACCGCTATTCTTACCGATATTGCCAAAATGTTTCAGCAGCTGAATTCCGACGTGAAAGCAATGCGCAAGAGTCTGGACAGTATCGACAGCAAGAATGTCCGGCGTGTAGGTGATGATCTGGAAACTGTCAGCAAGCAATCAAAAAAGGCAACCAGCGGAATAAAAGGCTTTGCTGATAAATGCAATAAGATGACCGGAGCGCTTAGCGCTATTGCTGCAGTGCAGCTTGGCAGCGTCTTTACCGGTATGGCGGGCGGTATCCTTAATATGGGCATAGCGTCTGTACAGGCTGCAGCACAGATGCGTCAGTATGAGATTGCCTTCCAGACCATGCTGAAATCTGCTGAGGCAGGTACGCAGATGCTGAGGGATTTACAGCAGTTTGCTGCAGAAACACCCTTCGACGTACCAGGTGTTGTAAGCGCAGGTCAGCAGCTGATGGCGTTCGGCTTTAAGGCTGAAGAGATTATTCCTATGCTTACGAATTTAGGCGATGCAGCCAGCGGTTTAGGCTTAGGAACGGAAGGTGTTAGCCGTCTTGCATACGCTTTAGGCCAGATGCAGACCAGCGGCAAGCTCAATGCGCAGGACATGATGCAGCTTACTAGCGCAGGTATTAGCGCATGGGATATGCTGGCGCAGGCTGCAGGTAAAACAGTAGCTGAGATGAAGGACCTTTGCTCTAAAGGCGCTATTGATTCTAAAGCAGCCGTGCAGACCATTGTCGCAGGCATGAACGACCAGTTCGGCGGCATGATGGGCAAGACTTCGGACGAGGTTGCCGGTCTTCTGGCAAACATCGAAGAAACTGCCGGCAACACTTCCGCTGCTGTGGGTAAATATCTGACGGAAGCCTTTAACATCAAGGGTATCTTGAAGGATGTATCCGACAGGCTGGGAGAGTTCCAACAGAAGATGCAGACGGCGACAGAGCAGGGCAAGAGCTTAGGCGATGTTATCAAGGAATGCGTACCTGCACCGGTTATTGGTGTTATTGGCGCTTTTGCTGCTGTTCTTGCCGTTGTATCTGTTGCTGCTGTGGCAACGTTAGGCGCGGTATTGGGACTTACTGCAGGTATTGTTGCTATAGGCGCTGCAATGGGTGCTGTTGCTGCTTTGGTAGTCACCTATTGGGATGAAATTGTTGATGCTGTCAACATAGCGGTACAGGCTATTCTTGATACTGTTGTTATCATCGGTACCGCTATTACAGAAGCCGTTCTTGGTGTTGTAAACTGGATTATCGGCACTATAGGCGATATGTGGGCAAATATTACAGGCAACCAAGATAATTGGTTTAGCAAATTCTCTTCTATGCTTGGTGATGCTATTAAAGAAGTAGAGGATTTTGCAAAAAAAGCCATTGACTGGTTCGGCAGAGTTTTCGCAGCGAAAAAAGCTGTTGTTGATACTCGTAACGCTGATGCTGAGCTTGCACAGATTCAGGAAGATTATAAAATCTATGAGGAAGGCAAAAAGACTACCAGAAAACCTGATTCCGGCAAGCTTTTCCAAAATCCTGATAAAGGCAAT